AATGTTGCATCAATTTCTGTAGCATCGGGCTTACTCAGTGTCCAAAGTGTTTTAGTAATCATACTCCGTTGCCGCTCCCAAACTTTAATGCAAACATAGTTGAATATTTCTCACCCTTGTTCATAAACTTAAATGTTACATATTCATCGGCTTGAAATACTGCCCATTCAAAATCTAGTCCCATAATCAATCCCTGATCCTTACACCATTCTGCTAACTGGATAGCGTGGTTACTAGCGTGGTGTAGTTTCATAAAATTAAGATGTCTGTATTGAACTATAGTGTCGAACGGTATTCGAATTTCAATCATCGTTCATAATTTCTTCTATATACGGACTTTCGTTAGGAAAATAATGCACATGATATTCTCGCTGATTAAATCTGTAGACTTCAGATATACTATGTTGATTGTTACTAAACTCGTCGGGCTCATCTTGCATCTGTATCATCAACCAAACATTTTCTTTTTCTTGACCTTCTAATGTTCGACGAGGAGGGCCCATGACCTTACGAAGAAATGTTTTTAATTCTTCTTGGGACATGTTGTTAATAAAGGCTGTCATTTTATCCCAGTCTCGTTGCACAGTTCTTGAATCATCAAGATATCTGCAGGACTATCTTTAAATTTCTTCATCCAGAATTTAACATCAAATACAGGTGTAATCATGCTCAACTGTTCGTCACTCATCTTACTAACCATGGTCTTACCCGATGTACAATTTAGGATAAGCCACGGACTAACGCGACCATTTAGCATGTCATGCACTGCTTTGTTCAAACTGACATAATCAAAGTATTGTGCAAAATTTGCACTATGCTCGTCTCCCCAATCCATCATTGTTTGCAATGTTCTCTGCACTGCTGCTTCGACTGGTTCTACTTTGAGCATGTCAAATAGGTACTGTTCATACAGTTCATCCCTGCACCAGTGGTCTAATTTGACACCACTTTTAATCACATAGTCAATGAACTTTTGAGGATAGATAGGATTGACGTTATTGACAAAACTGCCAAACTTTACAAAGGCATTATAGTAAGCACTGGTACAAAAATGTTCATAGGTCTTGCCTTTTTTATCATTTTGTGTAAGTTGATAAAAACGAACATAGGCCATATAACCTGCTTGAACACGCTTCTCATCTTTCTGCAGAGCACGCCTTTTTTGTTCACACATGTGCGCTACTAGAGTCTTTTCTTTCATAAAACTCTTACCGCAATGTACACAATTAAAAGGTTGATCTGCCAATGCTATCATTCGTAATCTTTTCGTTGCTTCTTGTCAAAACCCATTTTGTCAAACAGTTCGTCGATGTCTTTCTTAGTCATCATGCTAGCTAACGTCTTAATGTCATCTAGCTTCCATGCAGGATAAATTTCAGCTAACAGTTTTTCAATCTTATTTGCTTTGCCCTTTTTACCTGCGGCAAGATAAGGATGATACATGTTAGAACCAATACCAGTTGCTGCAAATAATTTCCACAACAAGGGTCTATGATTCTTACTTAATTCCCAATGATTTTTATTAACATACTCGTTAGTCCTTTCTAGGAACCATTCTTGCAATGATTGATCACCTTGCACATTAGCAGTATACCTCATTAAGATGTAAGGACTGAATGCTTTCTTTTCCTCGTCGGTGAGGTTTTCGTAAAAGTCATAGTTGCGACTGTCTACTGCATTTAGTTCACGCTTAATATCAAGTTTTGCGGTTGCCATATCTTTTTTCGTAATCTTCTGTAAGGTAGTATGTTATTTTAACACGGTCCAGGGCGGCTTGTAAAGCAGTATCGGACTTGGCAGCACGATGAATATCACCCCACAATTTACTTTCCATTATTTCGTCATGCAATGATGCCCTAGGTGATCCTGTTCCGATTCCTACATTGCCGGAACTGTCTATCCGCATTTTTTCAGTAGAACCTGCATTTCTAGCATAAACAGTTTTACCCTTATCCGGACTTTCAAAAATTAGTGACATCTTACCAACATCTTGTGTAATCTACAATCTCACTTTGTCTAGAAACTTCTTTAACAAAATAGGCGCATAAAGGTTTTTCGCCTGCATGTAATGGTGTGGTTAAAAGTTGCCCAGCCCTCATTTTAGGAAAATACCATTTAACATCTTGATAAACATCAATAATATCAATTTCATGAAATTCTGGCCTAAAGCTACTAAGTGGATTAAAACAATATGTTTTGAATCCTCTATCATTTAGACTTGTTAATGGCAATACTTCCATATCTGGTCCTTCTGGATCTCCGACAATTGTACACCAATCAAGTGGCATAGTAATTTCATCCTGACCTATTTTAAGAACTGCTGCAGGACCAGTAAAACTTTCAAGAAAAATTAGTGGGATAAAAAAGTAATCAGGATTTTGATTATCACTATTATCTAATACTGAAAATCGTAGATCATCGTCTACTTCTTCAGGTAATTCGTTGAGATAAAATGTTTTGTTTTCTAAGGTTAAGATTTGCATTATTTGTTATATTTCACTTTTTGAATTTCGAATGGATATTTCGCATCCTTATAGAACTTTTTTCGTTCAGTAAGGTGTCTCTTTGCATACTTCGTTGACGCTGTAATATCCCAGATTTGTACGAAGTCTTTGTCGTCTGCTTTTCTAATGCCTCGCCCAATTGATTGTATAACGCGAGTAAAGCTCTTTCCGGACTCCAACATAACCAGATTAAAAATCCTAGGGATATTAATACCAACAGCGGCCACACCGTAAGTCGCCACAATAATCTTGTTAGTAGCAGTTTTAACTTCGTCATATTCAGTCTTTCTATCTTTGGTTTTTACTCTACCAGATATAAAAGCAACATCCGGTTCTTCTTTCAAAACATTGAATAAGCCACTAAGATGAGTTTGTAGGAATTCTCCGCACTCGATTCTATCAACTAACACAAGGGTGTTGCCAGTGTTTGCAATCTCTTTAATTAGCGTAGATATGTAACTCATCCTATCATTATCGGTTACTAGGAATTTTAACTCCTCAGGATATCCGCTAAATTCTTTCCACTCTGCCGTTTGAATAATGTTTACGTGGCAATCACTTAGTACACCTTTTTCCTGTAATTCGTGAGCACGAACTTGATGTACTACTTCACCTAGACTTGCACGTAAACTTTGAAATTCGTGGTCTGCTTTAGGTACAGTACCAGTTAAGCCCCAGCGTATTGGTGCGTTGGCAAGATTTCGGGTTAGCAAGTTTTTCAACACTTCCGCCTTGGCCATGTGTACTTCATCAACCATAACTGTAGCAACTCCTTCGAGTAATTCTGCTAAAGTTAACACTTCTTCATCAGTGGTATCTTTGGATTTTTTGTCTAAAATATTCAAACTTTGCCAGGTGCAAATAGTATGCGTTTTGTTCAGATCTTTTCTGTCACCGTAGTAAACACCTACATCTAATTTACAGTTAATGAAGTCTTCCTCTGTTTGTTCCACAAGACTTTTGTTAGGAACAATGGTTATTGTACGACCATATTTTTCCACAATTTTCGATAAAGTTGCGGTGGTTATTGTCTTGCCAAAACCAGTTGCAATTTCTTGAATACACTGTGGATTTTTAAGAAACATATTGACTGCTTCAACTTGATCGTCACGCAGTCTAATAGGTTTGCCTGCAAATCGATGACCTTCGGGCCATGTCTGATCACCCCAAAAATCTTCAAAAATTTCAGGAAAATCTAGGGCAATGGGCTTGCGATTATCTTCAAGATCAATGTTGTAATTTTTACTCTCAAGATATGTTAACACCTGTGGTAGCATTGATAGATAGGTAGTTCCACCTAATCCGAAAAAACTAACACTGCCGTCCCAACGACCTAATTTATAGGCTGGACGATACCTAGCTGTGGGGTCTTCGTACTTGAATTTCTTGACCAGAGCCTTTCGTGCGTCGAGGTCTAAATTTTCTATCTTAACATTGACCTCGTCTTTTATTATTATTTTACAGTATGGCAAAGTTAAAATTCCTTTGTGGTTTTTTGTCCAGTATGTGAATCACATTATGGTGATTTTTCACAAATTCTCGTATTGTATAGTGTACACTATGTAGGCTGAAGTTTACAACACAATTGAATTTAATTTTTGATTCGATAACTGTCTTCGGTACCTTGCCGCTGATAAACACTGCACGAGTTTTTTCAGTGATGGGATTGTTTAGTTGCTCGTCTTTGATAAATTTATTGAATTTTTCACCAGTTTCTTTAGGTAGTCTAAACATCACACTCATTTCTTCAGGAGTGATATCAAGTGATTTTAAAAATTCATAACTTTTTGTAATTTTTTCCATCTCCAGGCCGCCCGGTATGATAAACATGCAAGGAGACAGATTTTTAACAATACGAGAAATGTCGTAAATTGTAGATTCTTCCAAATTTACGGTAAAATTCACCCCTGGATTTTCATTTAGGAAATCTATTACAGATTGTTCAATATTATTTTCAGCCAGGTACTCACTGACACTATCATCCCATGTATGTATACCGACTTTTCTTGCTAAAAATAGCGAGTCCAACAAATCTGTGGTTTCAGGTTGAGGCACACGATGGCTTACATTGATAAATTTTGGCATTTTTTCGGTATAACTGACCATAGGTACAAAATTTTCAAGATTTTCTTGAATAGCCAGTATTTGCTCAATGTAATTAACAAATTCTTCGTCAGCAGTGAACTCGTCCTTCTCAACAAACGAGATCAGGAATTGTATGCTACGTTCGTTCAGTGCAAAAATCCATGCTTTTTCATCTTTATCCCATTCCGCGTGTATCAAATTAGGACGCTCTTTTCTAATTCTCTCCAAGATGGTTTCATTATAAGGAAATTCCACTTTGATTGCCTTAGTGTATTCACTATGAGCAATCACAGAGATTCGTTTGTTAGAATTGATAGTTCTACGGGGTACTCTATATGTGGGATTTTCCAGAAAATTTGTGATATCTTGTCCAAGTATCTGCGTTAATTTTTCTTTTTGTCTTTGCAGTATTCGAACTGCAAGAATTGCCTGTTTTTCAGTGAATCCAAGACCTCTAGAAATTTGATCATGGAAGCTCCAAACCATTTTTGAATCATAGGGATTCATTTGGGTCTTCATTGCAAGGAGAATAATTAGGTCTTCAATACTCATACTAACATTATACAGGAAAACAAAAAAGGACGCAAGTCCTTTTTTAGTTAGAGGGAAATATCGTCCAATCCGGCAGCGCGGAGTTTGATAATATTGCTAAGTTGCCACTGTTTGATATCCAGTGCCTTGATAATGCCCAGCCATTGATTTCTCAGCATGGCAAATTCGTTGATAATTTTTTCCATATCAACAACATCTGCTTCACCATCGACGTATTTTTCAACATCTCGACTGCTTAGTGCTCTTTGATAATTCTCTAGATATTTCTTAAAGGCTTTGCTTCGAATACGGCGCAACTCAATGTTCAAATATTCTAATACTGCTTCAATTTCCTGCAATTGGTTAAACCTTTGTTCAACAATTCCAGGTAAAGAAGCCGAAGCTTTCTCTACTTTTCCGTAGATCTTAACTTCGGCCCTTGCACTATCTATTTCTTTATAAAAGTATTCTATGCAGTCAGGTAAGTGAGCAATGTCC